ATGCTGAAAAACCTGATCCTGTTCGCCGCCAACGACGAACACCGGCCCGCGCTCGCCGCGCTGCTGCGCGAGCACAATCCCGGACTGACCGTCAGTGACGATCTCGAACTCTGCGATCTGGAGCAGCTCGAGCCCGAGGAACTGCAGGAGTCGCGCCTGGTGTGTTTCGGCGGCCCGCTGACGCTGCAGAGCGATGTGGTCAAGCAGATCGGCCACGGCGCCTATCAGTTCTACTACGCGCCGCTGCAGTACCCGGGGCTGGCGCCGAGTACCGCCCAGGAGGCGGAAGATGACGGCCCGTGCGTTTCGGTGATCGCGCAATCGATCGGCGACGCCGCACCGTTCGATCAGATCATCGACATCGAGACCGTCACGCTGCCGGCGAACATCGAGGCCCCGCAGCGCGATCTGATCGCCTTCACCCGCCTTGCCCGGATGTTCTGGCGCCTATCGCATGCCATCGCCTGCGAAAGCATGCCCGCGGAACCGCGCAGCACCCGTTTGAACTGATGGACTGATCGCAAAGCTTCTGCGCTGGGCCGGCACGACCTGTAGCGCGCAAAATCGAATGGCAGCGCGCGCAAGATCAAGTGGCATCGGTTTTCGGATATGAGAACTGCCTGACGAAGCCTGGAGCGTCTTCCTGCCGCTCGGGGTAATACCGCGTGGGACGGTTGCCGCATCGGTCGCATCGCATCTTCGCCCCGTTCTGGTCGACGGTCATGGATTCCAGGCCGCGCACCGTCTTTCGCAGCAGGTTGAAGGGCAGCCAGACGTGGCCCTTGCAACACTCTCCGCAGATGTGGTGGTAGCCCTCGGCTTCGAGTTGGGTGACGGTTCTGGAATCGGCGGCCATGGCCCCAATCCAAGCCGGGCCGGCGCGGATTGTCCATGGCCGCCATCGATGTTCCAAGCCCGTTCACGGGCTCTTCAAAGCCTCTTCGAGCCGCCCGCAGGCGATCTCGAAATAGGTCTCGTCGACCTCGATCCCGACGTACGGAAGGCCCCGCTGGAGGCAGGCGATGCCTACCGTGCCGGAGCCCATGAACGGGTCGAGGATCGGCCCGTCCAATACGCCCATCAGCCCCAGCATCAGGTCGACCGGCTTGCCGGCGACGTGGTGCTTGATCCTCGGCACCGACATCCGGAAGACGCCGGGCGCGACCGGACCGACCGGTGGCCGGGCGCCGTTGGTGCCCCAGAGCGCGTACTCGGCCTGCACCCTGTAGCGGCCCTTCTGCGGCCGTGAGCCCTCCGTCTTGTCCCAGGGCACGATCCCCCGCCACACCCAGCCGGCGCACTGCACGGCGTCGCTGGTGACGGGAAGCTGCCTCCAATCCGAGAAGCAGACCAGCATTGCCCCCGGCCTGGTCAAGGCACGTGCCCGGCCCATCCAAAGGGTCGACCACGCCAGGAACGAGCGCTGATCGCGCGTGTCCCCCTGAAACTCAGGGTATTTGGCCGGACCGGTCAGGTACTTCTCGTTGGTGGACTTGGCGAGGTCCCTGACGTTACCGCCGCTCGAATACGGCGGATCGGTCAGAACGTCTCCGACCGGCCCGAGGGTCGGCATGATTTCGAGGGCATCTCCGAGATAGACGGTTGCCGGGCCGATCCGGCGTCGCTTGACGAACATTCGGCCTCTCCTGAGGTCGGACGCTCGCGGCGCTCTGGTGGGGGCTCTGTCGGCCTCAGAATGTTGATGCTGCCGCAGCGGCGGCACTTGATCTCGACGGGCGCGGCGATTGCTCCGCCGGCCGCACGGAATAGCAGCGCCCGACATTGAGCGCAGCGAATGGGCTCCATCTTCCGTTAATCCGAATCGTGCCACGTCGCCGCCGCTCGCCAGAGCTGGGGCGGGGTGGCGGCAATCCGCTAGCGTCGCTCCGCGGGACAGGTCGCCAAACTCGACCCGCGGCCGGGTAATTCCGGACCCCGTCACCCTTTCTCGTCCGTCACAGCCCGACCTCGGCCAGGAAGCCTTCAAGACCGATCGGTTTTTCTGGCGTGATGAGTGCGGGGCGAAGGACCTGGTCCCAATGCAGGTTGATCTGGCTGCTGTAGGCGTCGACGATCGATTCGATACGGGCGCGCTTGAACTCGTCCGTGGTCCGAGCCGCCGCACGACGCCACTTCCGCAAATGCCGCCACAGCCGGCGGTGCTGGTCGCGGACCGGCTGCGGCAGGCTGCGGAAGCATTTGCCGCAGATCAACTCGCCGTGGCCGTGTTTGGCGGCGTCGAAGGTGCGCCGGCAGCGCGGATTGATGCACGGCGTTCGATCGCTACCGACCAGACGCCCCATCACAGCACCTCGCACGTCACCCGGCCGACGCCGACGCGGCGGGTGATGCCGATGCGGGCGGCGGCGCCTTCGGCGAGGTCGAGCACGCGGCCTCGGATGAACGGCCCCCGGTCGTTGATGGTCACCACCACGCTCCGGCCGCCATAGGTCACGCGCAGTCGGGTGCCGAACGGCAGGCAGCGGTGGGCGGCCGTCATGCCGTGGCGATCGAAGCGCTGGCCGGAGGCCGTGCGCCAGCCCGACTCGCTGCCGTACCAGGACGCGAGGCCATCGCAGTGGCGATCGCAGGCAGACGCCTTCTTTGCGGTGATCAGCCCCCACGAGGCCACAAGCAGGAGCACGAAAAGAGCGGTCGCCGCCACTGCGAAAGAGACTACGAAAATTGCGACCCAGCGATTGCTAAAGCCTGCGTCCATCAGTTCCTCCCGCTACGCCACGTTGCCCGTCGACGGCACGCCGGCTTCGCCGCCGGTGCTGCCGCTCGATCCGCTACTGCCCCCGCCGGAGCCGCTTTCCTTGCCCTCGGCCGGAGCTTTCACCGTGATGGTCGACAGAACGGGCTGATCCTTCGCCCAGGTCGTGGCGATCGATTCCGACAGCCAGGTGCCATCGACACCGTCACCGAAGCCGCTCGCGATCACCTTGGCGCCGGCCGACCAGCTCGGCTCGTAAGGCCAGATGAAATGGCCGCCACCGGTCAGCATGTTGAGCTTGCGGCTGTGGGCCTCCGCCGCGCGCTTGGCTTCGTCCTCGCTGGCGCGCGGGTGCAGCAGCGTGTGGGTCGGCCCTTTGGAGCCGGTCGAATACCGGATCGACTTGCGCTTGCCGGTCTTCGGGTCGTGATACGAGGCCTCGACCTTGCCATGGCGAGGGCGCGGCTCGCCCTTGATGCGCCAGCCCGAGCAGCCGATCCGGCTGATCCTAATTGCCGGCAGCTCGCCGCCGTCCGCGCCCTTGCCGGAGCCGCGCTTGGTCACAGCCAGCTTCTGCCCGCCGGGCTTGGCGATGCCGCCGGCCTCGGCAGCGATGCGGTTGGCGAAGTCGATCGGGCTCGCCTCCCAGCGCAGCGCATAGGGCAGCTTCACCTTCGCCAATTCAGGGTCGATCACCAGCGAGAGCTTTGCCGCCTTCGCGGTCTCGGCGAGGATCTGGCCGAGGGTGGAATCGTGCCAGTGCTTCATGCCGCCGGCTTTGAACTCGCCCGACATGCTCGCCGCCCGCGCGGTGATCTTGATCGTCTCCGGCCCTTGCTCGCAGCCGGTCTCCCAACCGTTGACCTTGAAGGCGCCGATCATCGGGATGCCGGTCTCCTTGTAACCGGCGAAGACGATCAGCAGGTCGTCCTCCTCCGGAATCGGGATCTGCCGCCAGGCGTCGTCCAGCTCGATCTCGAACTCGTCGTCCTCGTCGCCCGCATTGTCCGTGAAGGTTGCGCTGATGAAGTAAGGAAGCATCCCCTCCATCAGGTTGACCGAGCCCTTCATGATCTTCAGGACGGGCGTCACGACTCGCCCCAGATGCGTTTGACCACCGGCCGCTTGGGCTCGCTAGAGGGCCGCGGCGGAAGCTTGATCGTGGTGCCGAGCGGCAAGGTCCAGCCGAGCGCCGCCAGCCCAGGGTTGAGCTTCAGCACGCTCTCCATCGTGCCGCCGCGCTCGCTGCCGAGCTCGTTTTTGCAGATCCGGTCGAGCCGCTCGCCGTCGCGCTTCACCGTGTAGAGGCGATCGAAGGAGGTCATGAATAGCCCTTCAAATCGATCGTAAAGGCGATCTTCTTTCCGCCGTAGCTTTCGAGGTCGCTGATCCGCTCGATGGTCACGGCACCGAGGAAAAAACCGATGAAGCCGCGGCCCATCCGCAGCATCGGCAGGGGGCGGCCGATCCGGTAACTGACTTTCATGGCGTCATAGTCCGGCAGGCCGCCGAGCTGATCCGGGAAGAGCACGCCACGAATGCTCATCTCCGGCCGCGCAAAGCCATGCATCTGCGCGCCGTCGACCATGCCGAACCTCGGCACGTCGACCCAGTTCGCCTCGTTCGTCGTGTCGATCTCCTGGCCGTTGAGCCCGACCGCCTGAAACACGTGGGGACCGATCGCCATCAGCGCGCTCATGATCACACCGTGTCGAACAGGGACGAGGAACTATTGCCGAGCTTGGCCAGCTCGCGGGCGATCTCCGAGCCAATCTGGCGGCCGTTCTTGCCGGCGCCGTTGACCGTGACGGCGACGTTGAACGAGCCACCGAGCCCCGCGCGCTTGCCACTCGGCGCTGCCGGCGCCGGGGCCGGCGATGCGCCACCGCTGCCGGCGCCCGCGCCGCCGGACGAACCTCCGCCAGCTGCGCCGCCGAACCGAGGCGAAATCTGCGGCGACACCGAGAAATTCCAGATCGCCCGAACTTGCTCGGCGGCCGATCGTGACGCCTCGACCGCCTTACCGCCTTCAGTCGTGACGACTTGCGTGATCCGGCGCATCGTCGTCTCGGCCTGATCGGCTGCCGCCGGTGGGACGGGCGTGTAGTTGCGCGCGGTCGGCCGCGGCACCGGCAGCGGAATGCCGGAACGATGGCTACCCGGCACCGGCGTATAGTTCGGCACCTCCGGCAAAGGGGTCATCGGGCCACGCGCCGGCCGCATCGCGCGCTGCTCGGCCTCGTATTTGGCCTTCGCGCGCTTGTAGTCCTCCATCTGGTTGCGGCCCGAGAAGTCCGAGAGCTTCGGAGCTCGGGCTCGCAACGCCTCACGCGTCGCCCTGGCGTGCTCGTAGCTCTGCATGCGGCCGGGAAAGCGAGACTTCGGGCCGGCCGGCTCGTCGGCGCGCGGCTGCTCTGGTCCGGGCTTCTTCCCGTCCGCGCCCGGCCCTTTGCCGATCCACCTTTCGAAGGTCTGCAGCAGCGACTCCGTCGCGGAGTTGAAGCCCTTCGAAGCACCCGTTGCCCGGTCGATTTGGTTGGCGACCTCAGTGGCGGCTGTCTTGATCCGCTCCCAATGATTGGCGACCGTGGAGAGCTGGATATCGAGGCTGGACTGCATTTTCCCCTGCCAGTTGGCGGGGTCATGAACAAAGTCGAGCTGCTTCTTGATCTCCTGGATCGCCTGGGCTGCGCGGGCCGTCTCATCCTGCCAGCCCTGACCGAAGATGGCCGACAAAACCTCCACCTTTTTGGTTTGTTCGAGCTTATTGATGGCCTCGAACACCTTCATGATGGTGCCAGTCGCGTTCGTCTTCATGCCTTGCGCAAGGTCTTTGGTATTAAAGCCGAGCCTCTTCCAGGCCTCCTTGACCTTGTCACCTTTGGCGTTCGATCCAGCGATATCGAAGGCGAACGCGTTGAACCATCGGGACGCGACTTCCTCCTGCATACCGGAGGACCTAATCGCTGTTAGGATGGCCAGCGTGTCATCGTACTGCACGCCGGCCGCCTTCGCGGCGGCGCCCGAGCGGTGGAACATCTCCACAATGTCCCGCTCTTTGGCGGCAGAGTTCAGACCCAGCGCGCTGATCTTGTTGGCGAGCTGGTCGATCTCCGGAAGCGTCATATTTGTTCCGGCCTTGATTTCAGCGATGCGCTGGGCGGTCTCCCTCGCGGTGGTGCCCCAGCCCACTGAGGCGCGTGTGGTTAGTTCGACGAACCGGGTCAGGTCCTCTCGCTCGATACCTGCTGCACCGGCTTCCGCGGCCTGTTCGAAAATCTCGGCTATAGACAGGCCGTATTTGCGGGCCTGCGCTCGCAGTTGCACCTGGAGCGCCTCCAACTGCTCAGGCGTCCCGTCGACCTTTTTCCGAACCTCCGCCCACGCCTTGTCCTGGTCGACGACGGTGCGAACGCTGTTAGCAGCACTCCGGTAAGCCAGATAGCCGGCGCCGACGACGCCGAGCATGCGAGCGCCTCCGGCGACCAGTGCGCCCGACATGCCGCCGCCGCTCGCAGTCGGCCGCTTCAGCCCGCCGCCGGCCCCATCCCCGCCGACACCATGCCCCTCTGTCCGCACGCGGCGCAGGCTGCGCGCCAGGCTCTCGGCCGCCGTGTTGGCGCGCCGCAGCGATGCGACCAGGCGCTCGGCACGGGTGCCGTCGAGCTGCCGCAGCGCATTGACCACTTGTCTCAGTGCGCGCTCGCTGCCGAGCGCCTCGGTCTTGCTCTTGCCGAGACCGCGCGCCAATCGATCGGCCTTGGCCGGATCGAGCTTCTTGGCGCCGGCCGCGGTCTTCTCCAGCGCAGCGCCGGCTGCAGTCGCCTCGGTTTTGGTCTTGGCGATGTCGCGGGCGAGCTTGTCGGCCTTGGCGCCGTCGAGTTTCTTCGCCGCAGCGCCGACGCCTTCCAGCTCTCGCTTGGCCTCCTTGGCAGGGCCGCCGAGCTGATTGATCAGCCGGAGCCGAAGAGCGACGTCGAGGTTACTCATCGGTCGCTCCTCAGCACGCCCCAGGTCTGGCTGTCGATGTCATTGGCCTCGCACCACCACAGCAGGACTTCATCCCAGGTCATCGCCATCACGGCGGGCAGCGGCGTCGACAGTACCGAGGCGACACGCGCGGCAAAGCCGCGCCAGTCCCGCATGCCTACGGCAAGTCGAACGCCTCGCTGATTGTACGGGGCAAAAAATCCTTGCCCTCCGCGATGATCCGATCGCCGTCGTCGCAGTCCATTCCGCGCAGCACCGACGCCGGAAGTCCGGTCATTTCGGAGAAGACTTCGTAAAGGTCGTCGTGTCGCCGAGCGGTCACGAGGTTGTCGACCTGCATCATGGTCAGGCGCCGGACCGTCACTTCGGAGATCTCGCAGCCCTCGAAGGTGAACGGATGCGCCAGCGTGACGGACTTACTCCGCTCGCCCCGGAAGCCGAGCGCTGCCACCAAAGGCGGAAGCGCTGGCTTGCTCGCCTCGGCTGCCGGCGTCGTCTCTGTGGCACCGGACACATCAGCGCCGTTCCGGCGTACGTAGTCGGGCGACCCGGGCGGCGGTGCGACGGGCTTAAGCGCCGGCTCGGTGTCGACCGGCGGCGGCAGTTCTTCGGCCATTGAAAGCTCCTTTAAAGCCCCGAGTTCGGTTGCCGGTACCTCTCCCGGCTGTCACGCCCACGGTGTCGCGCTGTTGCTTGCGGTTGGTATTGCCGCTCACGCTGGGACAGGACGTTTGCCCGCTGCCTCCGAAACAAGTCGCTCGTCTCTCCGAGCCGTCGCGTCCATATCTCAGACGTTGCAGCCTCTGACCGCCCAGGGCAGGCCTACTCCGGGGCTCCACGGCGGCTTTGCATGTGTGTCCGACCGCCGCTTCATCACCCCGTTTCGCGCGGGATTTCTCAGCCCGCAATCCGCAAAATGCGGTTGTCGGTGGCCGATCCGATGTTGCTGCCGTAGCCCTGCCAGAAGTTGGTGCCGAAGTTGAACCGGGCGAGGATGCCGTAACCTTCGATCACGTCTTCGTAGTCGGTGATCGACTTGATCTTGTAGCCGTAGCCGTGCACGCCACGCCCCTTCATCTCGTCGGGATCGGCTTCCTGGAACAGGCCACGCATGCTGATCGTACGTTCGCGCTTGGCGCCAGTCAGCTCGTCCTGAATCAGCTCGTAGATGGTGTAGAGCTTGCGCTCTCCCAGCGACATGCCGAACTGGCCGAGCACCGACGGTGGCACGCCCTTCAGGCTGAACTGCAGCTCCAGCGGCTCGATCGCGCCGATCGGCACGTCCAGCTCCATGATGCCTCCACCCGGCAGATGCGCCTCGGTTTTCACCTTCGGCTGCGGCAGCTTGTAGGAGGCGAGCGACAGCCAAAGGTTGATGCCCTCGGCGTACATGTTTCCGGCTTTACGGACGAATTCCATGGGGGCAGCTCCTTAGGCGGCGATCGGGGTGAGATTGCCCAGCGCCTGCTGAATGTCGGCGGCCAGCACGTCGAACGCCGAGAGATAGGACCGCATGCCGATCTGGATGTCGGAGATGATCGGAGTGTTCTCGTGCGGCAGCTCGATCCGCAGAATGCCCTGGCGCATGTTGGCATTCGGGTTGAGGGAGCGGTCGAAGTAGCGCGTGTAGCCGACCACCACGCCGAGCTTCACAAGCTCGTCGAGGAAGTACTCGATGGTCTTCACGATCATCAAAGCATTGTGGGCGGTGAAGTTCTCGCCGCGCCATTTTCGCAGGGCAGCCGGCAGCGCCGCGCGGATCGCGTTCTCGGTCCGCACCTTGTTGATGAAGCGCCAGTTGCTGTCGTTCGACAGGGTCTCGGAGCCGTACAGCTCCTTGCCTTCGATGAAGGTGTTGACGCCGTTGGAGACCATGAAATTCGCTTCATGGTCCACCTCGCCGTCATAGTAGGAGACCGGCCGCGCAGTGCCGACGATCGCCGAAGAGGTCTGGTTCTCCGGCGACCAGTAAGGGCCGCCGCGCTCCCGGTCGCGCTTGGCGAACAGCGCCGCGACGGTCGTCGACGCCGGCCGGGTCAGGATGGTGTCGTCGGAGCCGTCCAGCACCGCAAACCGGCGGAGCGCCGGGTCGATCGCGTAGAGATAGCGACCGTTATCGCGCCGCAGCCGCTCGGCCCAAAGGGCCGCCTCGGTCCGGTTCAGGTTGGGACCGTCGATCACGGCAATGCCGAGCACCTTCTTGGCGACCGCCGAGAGGGCGAGCGCGACCGGATTGGCAACGGGGCCGACCGAGACAGTGCCTTCGGCACCGGTGCCGTCGCCAGCAATCGCCATTGTGCAGGTGTTCGGGATGCCGAAACCAGCATCGTCGATGATGACGCTGACCTTACCGCCGGCAATGACGCAATGCCCCTTTGGCTGCACCACGGCGCCGGGCGCATTGAAGGTCACCGTGGCCTGCGTGTAGTCCTGCCCCTGGTCGGTCATGGTGGCGACGGTGGCGCCAATCGGCGACTCGTTGCAGAAGCCGGGCGCAATGATGATGCCGGGACGGACGGCAGTCTGCGCCCGTGCGTCCAGCAAGCCCCAGATGCCGGTGCGGTCGGACGGGTCGCCGATCACGGCGCCGAGCTGCTCGTTGCGCGTCGTCTTCTTCTCGACGCGCCGAATGATCATGCTGGCGTTGATGCCCTCGGCCAGAATGTCGTCGATCGCCATCGACAGCTCGCCGGCATCGCCCAGCGTGGCGATCTTGTCGGCCTCGTCGCCGTACAGATGGACATTGGTGTTGAGTGGGAAGATTGACGGGTTCGCTTCGTCGGCCGGGGCGACGATGGCGATCGTCGAAAAATCAGGCACCTGAACGGTGCGTGCATCCTCGGGCGCGTCGATGAAGCGGACGCCGTGGTTCTTCGTCATCGCAGCCATTGCGGAGGGCCCCTTGACCTGATCTCGGTTCGGGGGTGACCGTAGGAAGCGCTGACGTAAGTAGGGCCGCTGACACGCGTCAGCGACCCTGGGCCGTCAGGCAAACGCGGCGTCGATCTCGGCTGTCGTGGTGATCGCGCCGGCCGCGATCTGGTCCTTGATCCAGCGCGCCTTGAAAATCAACTCTTGCTTACGGGCGGCCTGCGCCTTGCCCAGCTCGATCACCGTCAGAGCATCCATCTGGACCTTGGAATTGTCCATGGCGATCCACTCGAAATCAGCCGCCGGGTCGGCCCAGCGATAGTCGCCCGGCTGGGCGCCGGCCGCCAGCGCCAGCGACGCCATCAGCGCCGCACCGATGATGTTCTCGCGATCAGTCGGCCGTGTCTGGTAGACCACGCCGTCGAATGTCACGCCGCCGTCGATCACCTTGTCGCGATGGGACATGGTGTAGGCGATCAGTTCGCCGGCGGTTGGAGACAGCCGCGGCGGCGACACCGGCGCCTCCGGTGCGTGCGGCACGATGCCGACGGCGGCGCATTCGGCAAGCAGCTCATCCATCGTCAGGTTGAGCTGCGCCAGCGTGTCGCCGACCGACTCCTGCCGCCACACCGGCGCTTGGCCGGCCGGGCCGTCATTGACCCACATGGTGGTCGCGCCGATAAGGCGCCGCAACGCATCGGCATAGGCCTCCGTTCCGCGAAGTGCGTTGAGATCGGCTTTCGTGTTGATGATGGTCATGGTCGATTCCGAAAGACAGGATCGGGTTGTGCGCGTCGGCCCAGCGCTGCCGCGCCGGCTAGAGATGGGCCAAGTGGTCACAGCGGCCGCGAGCGCCGAAGTTGCCGTACGATATCCAGGGCGGGGCATCCCAGCTCGACGCGCGCGAGCCGCAGCACGCGCCGCTTTCCCAGCCGCCCCCGAAGACCACCGCACAGGGTTGCTGATTGGCTTGACCGCGACCGGGGCTCGTCGACCAGACAGCGCCGGCATCGGCGCCGCCGAAGTCGTGTCCCCACACCCACATATTGCCGGTCGCCAGCATCACGCCCCACTTCGACGTGAAGGCCTGCCGAAGGATCGTTGATACGGGATCGGCGCCGCTTTGCGTGGCTTCCGTGGCGCCGAAGGCCGCCACAGCGAATTCACCGTAGGACAACAGATCCTTGCCGTGGTCACGCATCACCTCGTTGGCTTCGTACCAAGTGAAGGTCGAAAACGTCGACGTGCCATTGCCGCCGAGGGCCGCCGGGATCTTGGGTGGGCTCGACCCGTCGGCGATGGTGACGTTGTATTTCGACGTCCCGTTGATGTGGTGGTCGACGCCAGTCAGATAGATGTCGCACCAGAACGCGCCCGCGACCAATGTCATGCCGCGCGGGTCCCAACAGGACGGGCGGAATTTGAGGTCCCACAACGAGTAGGCATTGATAGCCGGCGTCGCATCGCCGCCGGCTCGCGCCGCAGCATTGCCTCCCGGGGCATAGTGAAAGCCGCCGATCTGACGGCACTGCGCTGCCGTAAACCCGGTCGCCGCAGTAAAGCTCGCATCGGCTCTCAGCGTTCCGTCGTTGCAGAGATAGATCGCATAGTCGGTGCCGGCCGCCAGCGTCGGCATCTGGACCGCCGTGGCGGAGGCGAAGCTGTACAGAGCCCCACTCAGGCCGATCAAGGTTCCGGCCTTGAGACTGACGCTGCCTGCGCCGGTCTTGACAAACGCGACGCTGGAGCGGTCGGCTTTGACGAAAGTGCCGCTCGGCAAATCCGCGATGCCTAGATTGGCGAGACCCTGCGCCTTCTGCGCTGCCGAATAGATTTCGTTGGCGTCGAGACGGAGGCGGTTGCCGACGTTGGTCAGAAGGCCAGCGATCACCGAGTCATCCTCGGTGAGCTTGGTGGCGATCTCGACAAGTGTGTCATAGGCTGCCGGAGCTGCACCCTTGAGCGCGTTCACTGCGGTCGTGATATCGGCTGGCGTTGCTTTCGCGGCGTCCAACGCCGCGATCAAAGCCGCAAGCTTGGCGAGCGTGTCGTGAGCATCGTCCGCCCCGCCGCGCAGATCCGACAGGATCGATGCGCGGCGTGCAGGCGTCAGAAACTGCCGCCCGTCCGCTTCCTCGGCCACCACCGCTGCCGGCACGCCTTCGCGATAATCTGTCAGCAACACATCGATTTCGGCGGCTCGCGGCGCGATCTCCTGTTCTATGACGCGGAGCACCCGCGCCACCAGCGTATCGGCACCGCTGCCAAGCGCCTTCAACGCCAGCTCCAGCGCGTCGAGCCGCAGGTCGACGTCGAACCGGAACTTGTTTTCCGTCGGCAGGACCTCCGACGTCTTGGCTACCCGGTAATCCGTCTCGAATTTGCGCGCCATTGAACGCTCTCTGGGGCGGCTTTAAACCGCGCTGTAGCCGGTGATCTTTGTGCCGTGTTCGGAGGCGAGCAGCTTCTTCAGCAGCGCGCCGGTCACCTCCGTTTCCGACTGCGTCCCGAAACCGACGCCGAACGCCTTGAAGCGGCCGGACGCCTTGACGGCGTAATAGGACTCGTCGGAGATCTCGATGGTGTCTGCGGCTTCGGTCGTCTTCTTTGTGGCCATGTCTCACTCCGTGGTCTGGACGCGCCGCTCGACGTGGAAGGTCACGCGCGGGTTGTTGGTGGTGCCGATGAAGTCGATCTTGCAGCTGCTGATGCCCGGCGCCGCGAAGGTGAAGGTCCAGATTTTTTCCACCGCATCGGCTCGGACCAGCCCGTCCGGTCCGATCACCGGCTTGGTCTCGACCGCATCGTGCGTCTTCAGCGTTGCGTAGCCGGCGCCGTGCAGCAGGCGCGCTGCGATGGTGTGCCGCGCCGCATCCCAGGCGCCGATCGTCGCCTTGACGTAGACGGTGTCGAGGCTGCTGCCGAAGGCGATGACGTCGGAGATGTGGCGGAGGTCATCGTCCGCACGGAATAGCTCGACCTCGCTCGCCCCCATGTCGAGGATCGGCATGGCCCATTGGGTGCCGGTGAGCACAAGCCGGAAGTCGTAGTAAGGCGTGACGCCGGAGCCGAACAGCGTGTCGTCGCCGGCCGGCGCCGCGATCTTCTGCCAGGCGCCACCGACCTGGAGCTGAAACTCCCGCTTCGCGTTCTCCGGCACGACTTCGGCGTTACGGATGCGGATGTTGTGAATGCCGCCGTCGAGGTTGATGCCTTGCAGCAGCACCGTGAGCTGCGTGAGCGGGAACTGACAGAACTCGGTGACGTGGCAGAGGTCGCGCGTCAGATCGCCGACGAAGAACGCGCCATCCGTGGTCTCGAAGTAGTTGCCCGAGAGGAACTTCTGCCCCTCCGCATAAGCTACGGTGACATCGCCGGTGGTGGCGAACAGGTAGGCGTAGCGCTTGCCGGCCTGCAGCAGCACCGGGATCGACCATGGGAAACGGGTCCCTTCCGGGAAGGTCTTGAACTGCGACGCAGCCATCGTCGTCTTGGTGAGCATGCGCCCCGGGAGCGGCACGCCGTTCTCGCCGCACTCGACCAGAGCTGCGGTGATCTCGGCGCCGGCCGACCAGGATTCGATCGCCAGCCGCTTGCCGGGCGACCATCGGTCCTGGCTCTGCAGCCAGCTCTGTGACTTCATCACGCCCTGGATAGTGTGCGAGACGGGCGCATAAACCTCGTAGGGCGTCTCCACCGTCGTCGTCCAGAACTTGCGGACGCGCACGATTGCGTGGCCGAGCCCCCACTGGAACTGATCGTTCGTGTATTGCGCCAGTTCGTAGGTTTCGTTGCCGATCCGGAAGATGCCCTTAGCCGGGTCGTATTGGCCCGAATGCCACCACGCCGAATTGGTGCACGTCTCGAAATAGTCGCCGTACGCCGTCTCCTGACGGCTCATTAGCATCTGCGTCAGCTCCATGGACTGGTAGACGGTGCCGCCAAGCGGCGTCGACCCGGCCCGTTCCCACAGCTTGACGCCTTCGACCACCTCGTACTTCGGGCAGATGATGCCGGCGCTCGCGTGCATCAGGTTGCCATCGTTCGGGTTGTAGAGCGCCAGCGGGCGCTTGTCCTGATTGGCCGCGGGAAAGCGGATGCCCTCCAGGACGCGCGCCTTGTAGTCCACATTCGTCGGGTCGCTCTCCCGCTCGTCGAGGAAATTGTCGGCGCTGTAGGGCGAGCCGGTGTCGGGGATGTCGAGCCGGTCCTTGATCGCCGCAAGGTCGCCTTGCATCGCCTGCACGGTGATGCGCGAGACGCTCGATTTCAGCAATCGAGCAAGCGCCGCAAGGTCATTGCGCAGGCCCGCCATTTCCTGATCGACAAGACCGAGCCGAACCAGCAGAGCGGTGTAAGCCGCGGCCAGTTCGTCGAGCTCCGGCGCCTCGTTGGCGGTGCGCATTGTGACGCTCTCGATGCCGCTGGTCGACAGCAGGATGTCAGCGATCGCCACGGTGCCGAGCGGAATCGAAGGCTTCACCGGGTTCAAGGACGGTGAGCCCGCGTACGCCTGCAGGATGGCATTGCGAACCTTGGCGCGCGTGGCGGTCTTGATGATCTGCTGAACCACAAACGAGCCGTCCGACTGCGGGACTTCCTGCTCGTACTTGCGGCCTTCAGTGTAGCCGTCCTCTTCGCGGCCTTGGCCGATCAGCACCACCCACACCTTCTGGCCGGCGGTGAGCGGCACGTATTCAGCCAGCGACATCGGCAACGTGGCTTCCATCGCGTACATCGCTCCGGCATCGTAGATGCGGCCGGGCGCAATCTCGATCGCCGAGACGTTGGTTTTCAGCGTGGTGAAGCCCTTGTACATGCGGCCTGAGACCAGGAGATCGCCGGTCAGCTGAGAGATGCCCTGTTGCGGCCACTGGCCCATGCGGCCCAGATCTTCTTCGGTGCCTTCCTGGTCGATTTCCCAGGTTACGCGCTTGTACATGATCGCTCCCTTCAGATGCGGATGATGGCACCGGCGCGAACGTTCTCCGGCAATCGAGCAAGATCGCCGTAGGTGATCGGACGGACCGAATTGATGTCGAGATAGACGGTGTCGCGAGCCGCCTGTGTGACCGCCAGCGCTTTGATTGCTTCGGCAATGCGCGCTTCCGGGCCGACCTTGACGAAGCGACCAACCGGAAAGCCGTGCTTGGGCGGTCCTGCAAGATGCGCCAGCACTGTCGCGGTGAACGGTGCGCGCCTGATCCGCGTGCGGCCGATGCGGTTGCGCATGCGCCCGCCGTACTCCGGACGACTGCCGTCAGCGAGCCGGATCGACAGATAGGCCAGCTCGTCCGCCCTGTTCCGCTGGATGCCGCGGCCCTTACGAGCCCGGCTGATGAACCAGCCGCGGCCGGGCGGCATCACGTCCCACATCTGCCGCGGCACGACGTCGATCGCCGTGAGGCCCGGCGACACGGCATTCGGCCGGAATACATCGACGCCCGTCGAGAAACTCAGCGATATAACGCGCTTGCCGTTCGCCTTGCCGTCGCCGACGAACCGACCGCGGAGCCGCTTTCCGACCTGGAAGGTGTTGCGCAGCGGCGCCGGAATGACCAGGCGCTCCGGATCGCTCAGCAGCCGTCCAAAGCTGTCGATCCGCACGCCTTCGAACACGAGGCGCTGCACCGATCCATCGGGCCGCCGCAATTCGGGCCGCCGACCGTCGAGCACGATCGACTTCGCCGAATGCGCCCGGAAGCGCCGGCCGACAAAGCGCCCTTTAAGGGTGCGTTGAACGATCGTTCCGTCGGCCTGCAAGAACCGCACTGGCCGGCGCTTGATCGGAAACACCGCCGTGTAGATGCGGATCTCCGGCAGGCCAGCGAGCCAGCGATCATGCGACTCCTGGGTCGGCGCAGCACCGGCGAAGAACGCGTGTCGCGGCAGCCGGGCCCGAACGAACTCGGCATCGACGTAGCCAAGAGCCATCCGATAGCCGAGCACCGTGGTCTTAGCTTCGTGATAAGCGCGCGACTCGGCGATCACTTGCCGCTTGCGGTGCTCCGGCCATTCAGCCTTCCAGAAGTCGACCGACCATGCCCACGCGAGCAGCGGCAACTGATCGACCGGGCATGCCCACGGGTCCCACAGCGTGCGCAGCTTGGCGGCCTCGGCGAACAGCACCGGCCAGCGCGCGGCGTTGACCAGGCTGTGGCAGCGCTCGGCATCGTTGAGCGTCGGCTGGATCGGGGTGAAATCGGCGGTCATCCGTCAATCCCCCAACTCACAGCGATCGACGAAATGAACGGCGCGCCGTCTTCTCCGCCTTGGATATCGGCGAGCGGCGCCAGCACATCGACATTCCGCACCACGCCCGACTTCGCGACCGCGCCGATCGCCTGCGCGTGCAGCGTTTCGCCAATCCGGTGGCGCTCGGAGCCGAGCGCGGCGATCGCCGTGGTGGCGAGCGCGACCGCCAGCGCCGGATCTGGCCCGCGCGACACCCACAGCTTGACCGCGACCGGAGTTGCCACGATCCGCGCCGGCCGCGCCGTCACGATGTCGGTGGAGTGCGAGCCGGCTTCGCCTTCGAACGCCGCCTGGATGTCGCCGATCAGCGTCTCGGCCGGCGAGCCGTCACCTTCCCGGCCGAGGATCATCAGATCCATGTGGCCACCCGGCCGGCGCAGCGGTCGCACGTCCTTGACGCGATCGCCGAACAGCTTGCGGACGCGCCAGGCGTAACCGGGCGGTGTGAGTCCGAACAGCGGCCGGGCTTCGTCGGACATCTGCGCACGCTCGCGCAGTTCCGCTTCGCTTTCCAGCACCTCCGGCGTGGTGTCCGTGGCCGGCGCCAGCACCAGGCGCGAGGTGGCCTTGTAGGTGACGGCCAGATGGTCGAGGTCGGCGCTCACCGCAGTCGCGAGCCGCAGCGCGTTGGCGTGATCGTTGATCGCTTGCCCGATCTCGGTCTCGCCGAACGCGAACTCTTGCTCGAGCACGACGTTGGCGTCGAACTGCGTGAGCGGGTTGCCGTCCGCGTCGATCACGTCGAACAACGGCAGCGTCGGGTCCTTCGCGCGCGCCGCATCCCACAGAGATCGGAAATTCCGCAGGCGCGCCGTCAGCGCCGCCTCGTAGTCGATATTGACCAGCGTCGGCGCGCCGATGCGCGACAGGTCGAGCGATGCGGCGGTGCTCATGCGCTCACCGCTGCGGAGCCACGCGCCAGCGCCGTCACCGGCACGCGCATGTCGGCGTCTTCGACCACCGAGTAATCGCCAAGGTGGCCGTAAGGGTAGAACAGGTAGGAGAAGATGAACGCGATTGCGCCGTTGCGGCCGTCGACCAGCTGCGGTGCGACTTGCTTGAAACGCACCGCCGGCTCTTGGCTGTGGACCGCAGTCACCATCGCCGAATAGGCGCGCATCACGTTGATGGCCGTCAGGTTCTCGCCGCGCAGAGGCGCGAGATTGGCCCCGAGGTCGAGGCGCATCACCCTTGTGTCCAGGCGCGTCGCCAGGATGCGGCGCACGCAATGCTCGGCGTGCGCCCGGCCGCGCAGAATGCGGCCCGTGCGCGCGTCGACACCGGTCCTGGTGGTGCGCTCCGCCATCGCTTACTTGGCCCGCTTCTTCGTTGGCGCGGCGGTTTCGGCCGTCTCGGGCTGATCCGGGTTGTCGGTCGAGGTAATCTGCTGCTCGACCTCCGGCTCGACAGTAACCGCCTGCTCGACCTTCTCCGCAGCGGTGGCTTCGGCCTTCACCTCTTCCAGTCCGCCCCAGCCAGCCTCGGCGGCGTATTCGCGGGCTGTCAGGCCGACGATCTCGCCGGGCTTGCGCATGCGCCCGCCGATCGGGCGCGGTTTGGTGATGCGATAGCTCTTCGTCTCGGTCTCCATGGTGGTCACCCTGCCTTTGCTTTGACCCACTTCGCCGGGCCGTCTTCGGTCGAGGCCTTCGGCGTCGCCTTCTGGTCTTTCTCCTCGACACCGAGGTGCCAGAACTTCGAGCCCTTCGAGACGAGGAAGCCGTCGCCGCCCTCGATCACGTGGTTGACGCTGTCGGCCTTGAGTTCGATCTCGTTGCTGCCGACCTTCAGGCCGATCAGCCCGTCCTTGATCACCAACTTGGCGTTGCCGATTTCGAGCACGAGATCTTCGTCGCCCTTCGGTGCCGGATGATCGTCGTCAAACGGTGCGCGGATCGCCTGCGAGCCGGTGCCGATCACACCGGACGGCGACAGCAGCGTGTAGCGCTGGCCTTCGGACGGCTTGACCTTGATCTTCAGGCTGCCGGAGGACAGCGGCTGCACCGGCACCCAGGGCGATTCCACCGGCTTGTCGTCAACGTCGCGCCCGAGTTCGAGCCGCACCTGCCAGTCGTCGCCTTGCTTGCGGACGCCGTCCTTGATGACCTTGCCGTGCATCACCACGCGCGCGACGCGCTGGTCGACCTCGACGATCTGCTTTTCGAGGCCGCGGAGATAACGGCGGAACTGGACGACGTCCGGGTCGATGGTGGTCATACCGGCGCCCCATCGCTGTCGTCGACGGGCCCACCGTCGAAGTCGGAGATCTGCGGCTCGCTGATCTCCGGCCGGTCGAGCGGGCTGCCGCCGAGGGTGTAGAGGCCCTGTGTCCAGGTGACGACGTAGTACGCTGCGCCCTTGGCGAACGTTTCGCTCGTGAACAGCGGCCGGGCCTCGACCTTCTCTGGCGAGCTGATCCCGCACTGGAGGCCCCAACGGTGTCCATCGATATCGCCGAGGATCTGCAGCACGCCTAGTGACAGCGCGTGCGCAACCTCCTGCCGGGGCACCGCCTTTGTGCCCACCACTGTCTCTGCCGTGATGACATACACGGCGACCTCGACGTCGAGGTTCCAGGAGCCGTCGAGATCGCCGTCGAACTTCCAACGAACGGCCGCGACCGCCAGCATCGGCGGATTGAAGATGTCCTTTTCGATGATGTCGGAGACGTCGATCCGGCCGGGATGCTGCCGCACCGTCACATCTGGAAAAAGCACCTTTAAACGCGCTTCGACGGCGTCGAGAAAGATCACCAGGGCGGCGCGGTCCAGCCGCTGCGCGATCGTGGCGGGCTCGATCATTGGCCACCTCCGAGCTGGCGATCGACGAACTTGATGGCGAGCCGGTCGATCTTCGCTTCGTCCTCGGCCGAGATGCCGACGAACGGCCTGGCCGGGATGGTGACGCTCTTCTTGCTGACGTGCCGGCCGCCGACCACGAACGACAGAAACTTGGCGTTCTTGGCGTTGATCACCGCGCCGTTCTGGTGGACGTGCGCGTATTCCCACGACGCACCGACTTCGGTCTCGGTCGCCGACGCCGTCCAGGCGATCGAGCCCAGCAGATGCTGGCCGCTCTGCATCAGGATCGAGGTGCCGGCGAGATTGGGCGCCCACGGCGTGCCGTCCGGGGCAGTCTTGGTCGAGAGGATTCGCTCGCGGGTCGAGAATTCCAGCCGCGCGCCGATGTCGGACATCAGCGGCTCGGCGTCGACATTGTCGAGCCCGCCCAGCCGCGCCAGCGCGGAGGTCAGGTCGGTGATATCGACTTCGATCAGTACGCCCTCGGCCATCACCACCCCCGCAGCCGGTCGCGGGTCATCACCCGCTCGTTGGCGATCACGATCGCCTCGTTGGGCGACACGCTGCCGGGCGGCTGCGCGCCGGCAGAGCCGGTGCCGCCGCCGCCGGGCCCGTCGAAGGTGAGCGCGGCCGTGCCTTTGCCGATCGCATTGAGCCGCGCGATGGCGACGTCGTAGCGTTCCTTGACGCGCTCACTGGAGCGGCCGAATGACAGCGCCACCCGATAGAGCGCGATGTCGATGGTGTAGATCCGCAGGATGCCGCGGCTGTCGTCGTCGATCCGCTCCAGCTCGTCGCGGGTGTAGCGCGCCGCCAGGATCGCCCGCACTTCGGCGGTCGCGTCGACCAGCGACGCTTCGATCCGGCTGTCGTCCCGCTCGCGCGTGGTCTCGTCCGCGGCGAGCACAGTCGCCTCGGCCGGATAGCGCGCCAGAACGTCAGCAAGGGCGGCGAAGGTGGTCATCAGGAGCGCTCCGCCGCGATAAGCTCTTTGAGCACGCCAGGAGCGGCGCTAGCGAGTACGGCAACGGCAACCAGGCGCATGTCATTGCAGGGATCAGACGCGCCGGATTTCTCGCACGCGCATTCGCCCTTGTAGACGCGTCGGCATGCGGCGGTCGCCGCCTCGGCGATGGCCCCGCGGGTGACGGGCGTCTTTGACGGCACTCGCGGTTTGCGCACGGCAGTCACCGGATTTTCTCCTCGGGCCGATCGGCGCGCTGCGGCATCAGCACGGCGCCGACATGGTGCAGCTCGGTGCGGGTCACCGGCTTCGAAGCGCGGCGGATGTCCGCAATCACTCCGTCAAGGAAGCCCGCAACGAAGCTCAGCGCATTGGCCGCGCCAGCAGGACCGGAGCCGGCCTCAGCCACTACATGCTCGATGACGTCGAGCACGGTGTCTCCGCTTTTGTAGGCGTCCTGGCCATCAACGAAATTGGCTCGATTGAAATCGGGGGCAGCGTTCGACACGGGCTCACCTCTTTGGCCGAAGGGCGATGCCGGGGGCGCTTACGCCCCCGGCGAGGCGGACGGTGTCCGCGTGGTGCGCGCGTGACGGCCTGCGCGCACGAACTCAGTCGGCCCAGGGCTCCTCGACGGCGCCGACAGCGAAAAGCTGGGCGTGTTGCGCCTTGGTGAGCGAGATCTCGTCGCCGGCGGAGCAGAGCTCGCCGTCGTGCATCACCTCGCGGGTGACGACATGATCCTGCATCGTCTTCTTGGCGGCGCGCTCCGCGGCCTTCGCCGCCTTGGCCTGTTCCTTAGCCTCGGCATCCGCCTTGGTCTTCGCCTCGGCCGCTTCCTTGTCGGCTTTCGCCTTGGCGGCCTTCGCCTTGGCGGCTGCAGCCTTCTCGTCGTCGGTCTCGTTCGCCATGCTCGCCCCCGACTACCCGACCGCGTTTTCGATGAAGTAGCCGACCTCTTTGGCGATGATCAGCTCCTTGACCTTCTCGCCGACGCGGGTGCGCTCGCCGCCTTCGAGGCCGATATCCGGATCGGCGATCGAGCCCGCGATGCGGGTGCCGACCTGCGCGGTGAACCCGTAGGTGACGCCGTCAGTGTTGGTCGCCGCAGGATCGAGATAGAGCGCCGAGATGTGGTTACCCCAGACGCGCGCGAGCGAAGGGTCTTGCCCCTTCTTGGCGCTGTCGAGATAGGAGGCACCGACCAGCACCTCCTTGATTTCGAGCAGCCGAGCCAGCTCCTCGCGGGTGATGATGCCTTTGTTCGTCAGGTTGCCGCGGATCGCGTTCACCAGAACGGGATGACTGGACAGCTTCGACCACACCGACTGACCCATCACCAAGGTGTTGGCTCGGAAGATCAGCGTGCCGTCGATCGCGGCCTTGAGTACCTCGATCGGATCGGAGTTGGTGTAGTCCGAGAACTGCGACGTCCCAGAAAGAACGACCTTCCGGCCAGGGGCGTAGGATGCGGAATTGTGCACCAAACCAGCCACGCGGATCTCGCGAGCCAGCAGCAACTTGTTAGTCAGCACGGCCGCCAGCCGCGCCCGCGGATCGTAGTTCGACAGTCCGGCTTCCCGCTGACGCCGCGCCTCGTTGATGTCACCGATCGGCGTCTCACCGTCGAAGCCGTAATCGTTGGTGGAGTCGTCCTTCTCGGACGCGCCGACCTCGATCTTGTTCGGCCGGCCCTTGCGACCGACCAGCGCGTCCGGAACGCTGAAGCCGTCGGACAGCGAATATTCCTGCCACTTGAAGGATTCGGAGCCGACCGGGACGCGCGGCAGAACCTGGTCGGCGATCAGCGTATTCGCAGGGTTGCTGTAGCCGATCGCGATCGCAGTGAGTGCGGGATTGACGGGAAACGGGCGGTTGACGGCCATGGGTGAAGTACCTCGGTTTGTGTGCGACACCCGCGGCGCGGGCTGGATTGGTTGCGGGGCGCGGATTTGAACCGCGGACCTCCTGGTTATGAGCCAGGCGAGCGACCGGGCTGCTCTTCCCCGCCGAAGCTCTGCTAACTGGACGCCGGCACGTAGACCGCGCCCGGAGCCAGGACGATCGGCACGATGTCGCCTTCGACACCGCTCGCTTGAACCTGACCGATGGTGCGGACCGTCTTGGCCGCGACCGCCGGGGCGGGCACCACCACCGCGCGCCCCTGATCATCGGAGGTGACCAGCGCGCCGCGACCGACGTTGCCGCCGAGCGTGACCTCGCCGAGGCCGGATTGAATGACATCGACGACGCCGGCCGCCTTAGCGCCCGTCGAAGTCGAGACGCCGATCAGCGCGGCGGTGTTCGAGGCGCCTTCGATCGCAGCCTGTTTGGAGGCATGGAAGGCGCAGATGCGATAGCCGCGGATCGCGGCGTCGGCGACGAAGCTCTTGATGAGTTCAGCAGACATCAGGCGATCCCCTGGTTGACCTTGACGATGGCGTCAGCAAGCGAAAGCTCGATACCCACTTTCTGAGCCTTCTCGATCTCGGCATTCGCCTTCGCGAGCAGATCGACAGGCTGCGCGACATCGCCGGTGTCGGCGGCCCGATCGTCGAGACCGGAGCTCTGCAGCGTCGCCGGCGTAACGTCGAGCAGTGCCTGCACTTCCGCCAGACCGGCGGGCGTGGCGCAGAGGGACGCGTACTTGTCGCGCTGCGCCGGCACGATCTTCTTGGCCTTGAGCGCGGCATCGAGCGTCGCCGTGACCTTCGCCTCGTGATCGGCCTTGTCGCGGGTCGCGATCTGCGCCTCCAGCTCGGCGACGCGGCCGGTGGCGGCGGCAAGGTTAGCCAGCGCCTGGTCGTGCACCGCCTTGGCGACCGTACCGGTCGTCAGCGTAGTGATCGCCGACAGGCACGCGGCCTCGTCAGCGGTTTCCGCGAGGCCGAGCGCCTTCGCGATTTCGTTCGGCATGTGGGGCTCCTGAGGGGTGGTGAGAGAGGCCGAGGCGATCGCCGGCATCGCCAGCGCGGGCGCGGCGACGAGCGCGATCGAATGCAGCCAGGTCGCGAGACCGGCGGTGTGGTGGAAGGTCGGCGAAATGTAGCGGTGCGTTTTCTTCGCGAGCGCTTCCTTGCCGGCGTCGAGCATGTCGACAAGCGCCCACGTTCCGTTGGGTCGCGCTTCGAGCTGAGAAATCCAACCAACCGCGTCGGCGCGATCGCCGTTCTTTGCTTTCAGCGAGATCGCGTGATCGAGATCCGCCGGCACATCCACAGCGTCGGCCTTGAAGCGCGCAACGAGGCGCTCCGGTTCAAAGGTGAAGCGGCGTCCATCGCGCACCTGCACTTCGCCGCGCGGCGTCACCTGCACCCAGCGCGGCCAATCGCCCTCCGCGGAGAGCGTCGGATCGACGGCAAGCGTCGTCACGCCGAAGGCGATGCCGGGCTGTTCGATCTGGGGGGGGGCTTGCGGAGCGGTGCGTCATGGGTGCATCAATAGCCGTGCACCCCGGCCACTCGGGCCGCTGACAGATGTCAGCTACCCCACTTCAGGGCCGATCCGGCCCGCAGCCGCACAATCACCCCGACCATTTCCAGATAGCAGCCGCGTTAAAGCGGTTATCTAATGATCTGGTGAGTTTTTTCCCGGACCACGCCCGATCGCGGGTGCCTGCCGCGAAAACGCATGGGCGGGCTTCCTAGCGGCTTGTGAGTTTTTCGACGGCGACCGAGCCATCGTCGCCTTTCCGCAAGGTGAGCGTCCAGCTCTTGCCGTCGATCATCGCACGGACTCGAGACAGCCCGTTGCGGGCGCCGGAGATCAGCCGGCCGGCGTCGATGATCCGCTGCACGATGGCGTAGCGCCCCGCGTCCGCGACCTTGCCGGCGGCGATGTCGGCCGCAACCAGTTCGTTGGCCACGGTGACGATCTCGGTATCAGCACCGAGCGCCTCGGCGACGCGCGGGGACGCCGCGACCGGAAGCTGCACAGTCTCGTCGAGCTTGGCCATCGCCTTCGGCCAGTTGCCTTGCCACAGCTTGGCGATGGTCGGCTTCGCGCGGAGACCGCCGGCTTCGGCCAGCGTCTCGGTGAGCTGCGTCACCAATGTCTGCGCCCGCGCAAGACCGGGATTTGTCTGCCAGCCCGGATCGATGCCACGCGGCACCTTGGTCACTTCGCCGGTGCGCCGGTTGACGTAGTCGACCTCGCCGAAGTCCGGCGCGTCTTCAGAGTAGCCGTCCTGCGCCAGATAAGCGTCGCGATCTTCCTGGTCGAGCTGCTGCACGCTGCATTTGCAGCCCCAGCCGTTCGGCGGGAAGTGCGTGCGCCACCAGGAATCCTCGACCGGCTTGATGGTGCCGACCCACGCGAGATGTTCGGGCCGCTTCCGCTCCGCAACCGAGCGAACGTAGACGAGATAGGGTCGCGACTCCTTCGTGCGCTGGATGCGATTCCACTGGCCGGCTGCGCGCGCGCTGCGGACGTTCGACCAGAACGTGGTCTCCAGCCGGCCGGGCTTGGTGAAGTCGACGGTCTTGTCCTTCCACTTGCCGGTCGGATCGGAGACGACCTTCGGGCCCCACCATCCACGCGGCGTTAAACGGGCCTGCATGTCGGCTTTAAATGCCTCGAAACCGGTGCCGGCGGTCAGCGCCTTGTCGATCGCCTCCTTGAACTCGGTCAGCACGCGGGTCTCGGTGACGCCCGCCACAGTGAAGGCGTGCGCATGCTCTTCGCCCCACACGTCGAGCCATGAGAACGCAGGCTTGAGGTTCTTGTCGCGGAAGTAGTCGAGGATCTCGGGCGGCGTCTGAAAGCCGCGCTTCACGGCGGCGAGCTGCGCGAGCATCGCCAACGTCTGCCGCCTCGTGAGCCGCATCGCTAGTCCTTCACGTCGCCGAGGCCGCGGGCCTTGGCGGTGAGCAGCGCCAGCGCCTCGGCCAGCTTGCTCCCGTCGACCTCGGCGGCCAGCTCCGGCATCATCGCCAGCAGTTCGTCGAAGCTCGATGCCCGCGCCACCGCCTCGCGCAGCGGCGCCAGCAGCGGATCGACCAGTTCCTCCCAATCGGCCATCGCATCGGCGACCAGCTCGTCCAATTCATCAGCCTCGGCGTTTGGCTCCGCTGCAAGCGTGGCGCTACGCGTGCCGCCGCAAGACGGGCACCGGCAATCACCGGCCGATAGCCGCGCGGCTTTCTTCGGGTCGTTCGCCGCAACGATCTCGTGCTGGGTCGAGGTCTGCCGCTGGGGTGTAAGCAATTCGTCCGTGTCGCTCGGCTCGGAGAGACCGAACTTGCCGCGGATCTCCGACTGCTTCACGCGAAGGCCAAACGGCACCAACTTGGCGACGCCATCGGCCATCGCCTTCGTGTCCTCGGGTTCGGCAACAGGCAAGACGACGCGGGGATAGACGTCCTGGGGCCCGAAGTTCATCGCCACCGCCCATTCGACGATGTCGCGCGTGACGGTGTTGGACAGCTGCACGCCATCGGCGCGCTGGATGTCGAGGCGGACCTCGTTGTGCACCTTGGCCTGCGCCATCGACGCGCCGTTGTCGGACGTCATGGTTTGCCCGACCACCAGCTTCGAGACGCCCTTGTCGAGATAGTCGAGCAACGAACCGAACACGGCTTCGCCGCGCTGGCCCTTGGTCTCGATGAACTCCAGCTGCATGCCTTGCGGAATGATCGCCGCAGCATCGGACGCGATCGAGCGCACCGCCTGCAGCAGCGCTTTCTTGTCGCCTTCGCTGGCGCCGGCATGGTAGCGGCCGAGCCGCAGCGGAATGCCGTAGATCTCCGCGAAGGCGCTCCAGTCCTTCAGGGCGAACGACTGCAGCATGAAGGCCCACGCCGCGGCGCGCGCGAAGCCTCGGCGGATCGGAATGCCGGCCTTCGATCGCGGCGCATGCACAATGAAGGTCGGCTTGGCCAGCGGCTCGCCTTCCGAGCTGCCGTCGACAGCCAGGCGCAGCTCGGTCTGCGATACCGGGTCGAACTGGAAGAACCGCTGGTCGCGCCATTTGTAGGCGACCGGCCGCAGCGCTTTGCGCTCGTACTCCCAGATCGGCTCCGCCACCGCGTAGCCTTTGGCGATGCCGTCCGTGAGCAGCCCGAGCATGTCGTGAAAGTTGGGGTCCTCGACCAGCTCGTGAACGAAATCGACGATCTTCGTCGGCACGCCGTTCGGCGCGGCAACGGACGGCTCGACACCCTCGATCGCCAGCCGGCGGGTCTGCACCTGGGAGGCGTAGTGCAGATAGCGCTCTTCCATTTCCTCGGCGAGCGTCAGGTAATCGCGCGCGGAACCGATCGCCGCTTGGTGCAGCACATAGGCCAGTCGCTCCGGCGTTAGACCGGTGGCGACGCGCTCGTGATGCACGGCGCGCACGCCGATCACGGTCGGCGTGGCGACTTCCTTCGACAGCAGCGAGGTGTCGACCGGATTGCCGTCAGGCCCCAGAATGCTCACCACAGCGCACGCCCTCCGGAGGTTTCGAACAGGTTGGAGCCGGCGTCCGGCCGCGCCGACTGGTAGCCGTCATAGGCCGGCACGCCGTCACCGGCGGCGTGGATGCCCAGGAACGCCGCCCAGGTGCGGTCGGCGTGATCGTCGTCGCGTTCGGCGACGAAGCGCGGCGCGCCGGTGGCGGACGCCACCTTGCGCAGCTTGTGCAGATCCGCGCGCAGCGCCACGTCGCCCTCGCGAATGCGGACCTTGCGATCCTCGAACGCTTCCTTGCCGGCGGTCGCCAGGATCAGCTTGTTCGGGATGGTGAACAGCACGCCCTCGACGACGCTGCCCCATTTGGCCTGCGCGTCCTCGACCACCTTCTCGCCCATGCCTGTCTGGTCGATGCAGGCGCGCGCGACGCGGTAGCGCGTCATCACGTCGTCGAAGGCGGCATCCATGGCGGCGAAGGTGGCGCGCTTCTGCTCGATCCGCTCGCGCTCCCACAGCACGTCGCCGATCAGCTCCCACACCCAGATGACGTGCAGGTCGTTGCGCCGGCCGATATCGCGACCGACGAAGCACGGATTGTTGCGATAGCCGGACGGATCGCCGGCACGTGGATCCTCGCAAGCCGTGATCAGATCGTAGGACAGCCAGGCGCTCGCCTCGTCGAGCCACTTCAGCTCGTATTCCTGCGCCCAGGCGTCGTCATCATTGATGCCGGCCTTCAGCTCGTCGATGTTGCGCGGCAGGCCGTCCTCGACGGCCTTGTAGATATCGACGAAGTGCCGCGACCAGACGTCGTCTTTCCCGGTCGCCAGCTCATAGAACTTGTTGTCCTTGCCGTTTCCGGTCGAGGTCACCCGCAGATTATGGCCCGCCGAGATCACCGGAAAAAGCGCCTTCCAGATCTCGCGCGAGTCCTTGTGGAAGGCGAACTCGTCCAGGAACACGTTGGACGAAAAGCCGCGTGCAGTGTCCGGATTAGCCGGCAGCGCGGTGATGCGGCTACCGTGCGGCAGCGTCACCTCCAGCGCCTTGTAAGAGCCGGCCTGGCCCTGCCAATCGAACTCCTGGGCATCGAAGCCGAGCTGATAGGCTTGGCAATGCCGCTTGATGCCTTCGTCCATCGCCTCCTTGGCCTGGCGCTCGCCGCGAGAGAGGATCACCCATCGCTCGCGCCGGCTCTGCACGGCCGCCTCGAAGCAATCGTCGGTGATCTCCAACGTCGTGGTGAAGGTCTTTCCGGTCTGGCGGGCGAACATGCCGAGCTTGAAGCGTGACCTGTCGAGGAACCAGGTGCGCTGAAAGCCGTACAGCGGGACGGCGGCGGCGCTCATGTGGTGATCCCGTAGATATCCTCGCGGATTTTCTTGAGCAGCGCGGCGCCGTCGACCTGACCGTCAGTGCCGGCGGCCCCTGCAATCGCTTTCTCGGTCTGCCTCAACGCCTCGGCTTTCGCCTTCTCGGCCGCTCGCTTCTCGATCGCGACGGTGCGGGCGACGTCGTCCTTGCTGGCCTTGCCGAGATGATCCAGCGCCTTCGCCAGCAGCATCACCTGCATAGGGTCGAAGGTGACGGGCTCGCCGTCTTCGCCCTCGGTCTGGGTCGCCAGCTCGAACAGGATGTTGTGCATCAGTTCGATGTTCATCCGGGTGGTCTTGTCCGGATCGCTTTCGCCGAGCCGGCGCACGATCACGTCCGCCACCGCCCGCGACTTGCGGAGGCGCTCGGCGACTTCCTCGGCCTTCTTCAGATGCCGGCCGAGCGCCGACCTGGACGGCACCGCGTCCTTGTCCAGCTCGCGCAGCTTGGTGATGATCTCGTCGATCGTGCAGCCCTGATCGCGCAGGCGCCCGATCCAATCGCGCACCTCCTGCGGCAGCCGGTCGATCGACGAAGGCCGGTTCGCCATGGTCTCAGTCCTTCGGGCTGGGACGCGCCACCATCGGATGCGGCCGGCCGTGCGCCACGTCGCGGCCGAGCTTGGTGAGCGTCGCGATCGTCATCTTGCGCCCGCTCAGCTCGATCTCGCTGCGGGTGACGAGGCGGTGCTGATCGAGCAGCACGATGTCGGCCTCGACCACGTCGGGATAAACGCGGTGGCGCAGCTCCTGGGCGGCCTTGGTCAGCAGCGGCGCCGACAGTTCGTAGTTGTCCTGTTCGGCCAGGAGCCGCAGCAGCACGAGGCGGCGGTCTTTGTCGAACACTTCGGCAAGCGTGTCGCTCATCCGATCTTCTCCCGTTTCTCGTCGAGCATGTGACCGAGGATCATTTCCAGCGTCCGGTCGATCTTGTTGGCCGTCTTCTCGACGCCCTTGATGGTCTCGACCGAGGCTGCAACCTGCGTCTCGACCCGGCTGATCCGGTCGGAGAGATGCTCCATCTCGGTGCGGCCGGGCAGTTGTCGGACATCGCTTTCCAGCTTCGCCATCCGCTCGCTGGTTTCGCGCTCGCTCTTGACGATGCGCTCGCTGGTCTTTTTCTCGTTGTCGTCGATCTTCTTCGACAGATCGCTGATCGAGGTGGTGACCGCCTCGATCTGGTTGTCGAACGTCGTCTTCGTCGGGAACTGTCCGCGCAGGTAGTACATCCCGGCGAGGCCGATCGCGGCGACCGGCGCCGACAAGACCCACCAGATGTCCTTCGCCCACGATACGAACTCCACCCAGCTCATTCCCATTACCGCCCCCTGTGCGAGCGGCTCCACCGCTCGCGACTTTCCTGACAATCGACGCACCGGGTCGCCGAGGGCATCGCCTTGCGGCGGGCTTCGTCGATCGGCTCGCCGCACACCACGCAATGCGTGGCGCCGTGGCCTTTGATCTGCCCGGCCGCGCGGGCGATGCAGTCGTCGCGCTCGCGCTCTTCGAGCGCCTGCGCCTCGTCGAGCTGATCGGTCACTGCTGCGGCTCGATCGCCTCGACGGCCGCAGCGCGGCGGCCCTCGCATGTCCTCAGCGCCGATCGGTCGCGGCCCCAGGCGCTCGCGGTCTCGCGCTCGGTGAGATCGCGATCGGGCAGCGGCACCGGGTCGTCGCATTTCTGCTTCGCGGTTTCGGGCACCGTCGGCCGAGTCATCGACAGCAGCACGGTCGGCTCGTCAGCGGGTTTGGTTGAGCAGCCGGACACGAGCGCGGCCGAGGCACCGACGATCGCCATCACTAAGAGCCGCATTCTGTTTCTCCAGGTCTTTCAACGCGTCTTCACGGCCCTTTTCGGCGGCCTTGATGCTGCTCTCCGCAGCCATTGCGGCGCGAGCCTGCTCGGCTTCGGCGCGCGCCACTTTGGCGTTCGCCTCGGCGATCTCGGCACGCCAATGCGCGTCGCGCTCGGCCTTAGCGGTGGCGGCGGCCTCGCTGATCATGGCGCGGATCGTAGCCGCGGCGCGCCAGGCGCCGAGGCCGCCGATCGCCACCAGGGCGGCGAGCCCGAAAGCAATCAGCGCGGCCTTACCGATCGGCCGCGCGGCGAATCCTGCGAGGGCGGCGAGCGAGATCACGGCGTGCCAGCTCCAACCAGGATGAGCACGATGGCGATCGACGCGGCGACCCACAGCTCCGGCGTCATCACTGCATCGACCTTGTCGACGATGCCGAAGTCGGGTCCGTAGGTGTCGCGCACCCAGCGGGCCCGGATGGCGATGATGATCGCGGTGATCACCGCAACGATGATCCCGACGAACGCCATGATCAGAGGAAACACATCCATCGCGGCCTCCCGTCAGGTGAGCCGGCCGGCGCGGTAGGCGTCGACCGTGTCGGCCTCGGCCTTGCGTGCGGACCACCAGATGCCTGCAGCGATGCCGACGATCAGCAGCGCCCACACCCAGCCGGGGACGGCCTGGAGCCAACCCATGATCGGCGAAAGCTCGCTCATCACGCTGGAGACGTTGGCGGCGGCGCCCTGCAGCACAGCGACCGCAGCGGAAGGCGCGCCGAGCAGCCACGCCAGCAGCTTGGAGCGGCCGGCCTGCCGCACCGCCGGCACGATCTTGCTCACATCCTTCGGCGTGGCGCGGGCGCGGGCATCGCCGATCTCGCGCGGGCTCGCATCGGCCAAAGCCCGCAACGTCGCGTCGTCGACATCCGTGGTCGGCGGCAGGCCGTTGTGGCGCTTGAAGGTCACCAGCGCATCTTCGGTGCGACCGGCGAAGTCGCCGTCGATGTTGCCGACCTCGTAGTAGCCGAGCGCGCGCAGCCGCTGCTGCACGAACTCGACCAGCGGCTTCGGAAGCGGATGGGGCTCGGTCGGCGCCGGAAGATCGGCCGGGTGCTCACTGGCGTTGCCGTCGTCCTCTAGCTCTGCGCTTTCGGAGGCCGAGGCAGTCCAGTCTGGCTCCAACTCCGAACCGGGACGCGGCGGAAATTCATGCTGTTCGATTTCACCCGGCGCTGATCTGGCAATAGCGTCGACGGCTTCGTCATCCAGATCGGCGAACTTCGCCACGGGCGAGACCAAGCGCGCCGGCCAAACGCGGCGCCGGACCTCATCGATCGGAAACAGAGGATTGGTGTCGACCTTGCGGGTCGGCGCGATCATCCAGTGGGTGACGATCTCGGTGATGGTCGGATACGCCGCCACCAGCGCGCGGCACAGCTCGACCACGGCGTCGATCTGCTCCGGCGAGTGCTCCAGCCAGTACCCCGCAGTCCTCGGCACCGCCTTACCGTCCGGCGTCAAGGGCGGAAACACTCCGGGTCGCACCTTCAGGGAGGGATCGGCCTTCGTGTCGATCAGGTCGATGCCCTGGTAGCGACCGTTACCAAGGGTCCTGAGCGGCCCCCCCGGATTGACGATCTCGATACCAACCGCCCAGCCGTTGAGATTGGCGCGACCTCGCCAGTTGGAGATGCCGGCGTGCCACGTCTTCACGTTGAACGCTGCGAGCTGAGTGATCGTGCCGTCGCGTCCGATCACCACATGAGCGCTGGAATTCTGCGATTGCCCGGGGCCGCCCCGGAGCCAGACAATCGAATCCCGGCCATGCAGATGACCAGCGGTATCGTGCAGCACGATTACTTTCGGAACGATCGGGCCGCCAATGTTTTTGGTCTGCTGGAAATTGACGGCCTTGCCGTCGCGATAGATGCGGTGGGTCTTGATTTCGATAGGCACAGCGGCCTCCATCGCGTGATCGACGCGAGAGACCGTAGCTGCACCGCACGGCATCGGGACCGCTGACACCTGTCAGCGCTGAACGAACGAGTAATGATCGGGGAATGCGGCGCAGCCTAGAACAGACTGCCTTGCTTGTCATCCCGGCCGCGCGATCGGGCGCGGGCTCGGTACGCGGTCCGCTCGGTCATGCCGGCGACGCGTGCGGCTTCGGCCGCTGATTTTCCTTCTTCCAGCGCCTGCGCCATGCGGCGCCGCGCCGCTGCGATCGTCCCGGTCGGGCCGCGCGGGATCAGCAGATAGACACCGCGAAACCGGCCGCTACCCGAGCCTTGCCGGAAGTAAGCGCAAATCTGCGCCGCCGCAACAGCGCCGACGCACTCGGAAAGCCAGTGTCTGCCCTTAGGCATTTCCGCCGGGAATCGCTTGCGCGTGCCGCCGTGGCTCTCCGCGAGCTTCAACGCCGCGTCGAGGCCAGCAACCTCGGCGATCTCGGCGAGAACTTCGGGCAGCCACGAAACGCTCACCGCCGCGGCTCCTCCTGCACGGTGGTGACGGTGCCGCAGCGGGCGATGTAGCGGAAGCCGTCCACCACGATCGCGTATTCGTCCACGCCGAGTTTCTCCGCCATCGCGGTCGCTCGCTCGATCGAGGCCGACATCGCACGCCGCAGCAACTCGACATCGATCCCGCCGGCCTTTTCCAGGAAGCGCAGCAGTGCGTGATCCGACACGCGCATCGGAGCCAGCTTGGTCATGATGCCACCCGTTCCTCGGTCGCCTCGTGCTGACGTGATCCTGGATTATCGCGCATGGCGCGCCTCCTGTTGCTGTCGTTCGAACTCTTTGCGCACCGCTGCGGCGAAGCCTTCGCCGTGTTTCTCGGCCAACTGACTGAAGTAAAACGCGCGGTCGGCCTCGTTGTGGTTGCGCAGCCACTTCAACTGGAATTCCAGCTCGTCCTTTGTCGACTTGGCCATCGCTAGTACCTCGTTGCCCAATCGGCCTGCGCCGTGCGAACACGGGCGCCGAGTCTCGCGATGACCTTGTCGAGATCTGCGGCGGAATCGGTCGCGGCGTGCTGCACCTGGAAGGATTGCCCGAAGGCTGCCAGCCGGAGCTGCTGCGCCTCGATCACCGCGCGGCGCACGGCGATCGGATCGTCGCCGGCGGGCCACTGCACGCCGCCTTCGCGCGAGATCCAGAGCTTCAGCGCCTCGACGGCCTTGCGGGCGTCGGCGGCGGCGCGGAGCCAGCGGGTGCGCTCGATGCCGGTTTGCCGCTCCACAAACGACAGCATCGCCTTGTCGGTGCGGTTGTGCACCACGCCGAGATGCCAGCCGCTGATCCACAGCGCCCGGAGCTTCTTGCCGTAGGGCCCGTCGATGTCGGCGGCCTTTGAAAGGCTCTTCAAATGGTCGATCACCGCGCTGCCTTCGACGGCGGTCAGCTCCCGCGCCGAGCGCTTGCCGGTGATCCGCTCGATCGCGTCGCGCCGGCAGTCCTCGTCCAGCCCGGCTTGCTTCGCCAGAACGTGGATCATCGCGATCTGCGGTGCGGTGACGTCAGCGGCGGCTGATGCTGCTTTCATGACGATGCTCCTCGCCATTCCATCGGCACGGTTGGCGCCCGCCCGGGTTCTGCGAGGCGCAGATCGGACGGCTTGGTCAGGCTGCGCTTGCAGCCCGGCGGGATCAGCTTGGTTTCGAAACGCGGGCTGCCGCTGGCGGCCGACCATGTCGGGCAGCTCCACACGAGCCACGCGTAAGCGGTGGCTGAGCTGGCATCCGGAACCCAGGCGTAACGGGTTATCGCCAGGCGCTCGGCGAATGGCGCAAAGCGAAATGGCTCGGCCTCGCTGAAGAACGCGAAGCGCTGCTCGGACTCGAGCCATGCGGTGCGGACCAGCAGCGCCACGCCCTGCCGCGCCTCGCGCAGCGCACGGCGGGCGATCTCGATGGCGAGGGCGAACGGCGGATTGGTGATGATCCAGTCCGGCCGGAACGGGCATTGCGCGACATCGCCGATGTCGAGCCCGCCGCCGTCGACGAAACTGCCGACCTCGCCGTAGCCGTGCGGATAGACGTCGGAGGCGTAGACGGTGCCGAACACTTCGCGCAGCGGCTCGGCCATGTGGCCTTCGCCGCAGCACGGTTCCCAGCAGCTCAGATGCCGACCGCGGGCGGCGTCGATGTGCAGCACATGCTGCAGCAGCGCCCGCGTCGCCCAAGGCGGCGTCGGGAAGAAATCGAGATCGGCCCGCGGGTCGGCCTCGATCTGCTCGGCAGTGATTGCCTGCCGCTGCGCCATCACGGCGCTGGAGCCGCGGGGCCGCTTCATGATGCCATCTCGCGGCTGGAGCCGAGGACGCGGGCCGCTTCGAGCTTGATCGCCGCGGCATGGTCGTCGCGCAGAAAGTAGCCGACATTCCAGTGCGACTCGATCCGGCCGAAGCCGAGCGAGAGCAGCTTCCGACGAAGCAGGCTGACGTGCATCGTCAGCGTGTTCGGGAGGATGTCGCCGCCGGTGCGACCGCAGGCGGCGATCATCATCCGCTCGTGCGAGACCGCGTTCGGCGCGTTGTCGACCAGCGCCGCGAGCATCCGGTCTTGATGGGGCGATAGCTTCCATTGGGTCGGGAACCGCGGCTTTTGCGGCAACAGCTTCCGCCGCAGGTCGATGATCGTGTCCTGCATGGTCTCGATTTGCTGATGAAGCGTTCTGACCGTGGCTTCGTGATAGGCCTTCGACACCACCTCGCTCATTGCCGTACACAGCTCCCGTCGATCTCAACGAACTTCGTGCGCTGCAGATCGAGCGTCAGCGCGCCGTGCTGCTGGCGCTTGCGCAGCAGATCGGTCGCGGCCTCTGCGATCCGCTCGTCCTCGAAGGTGATGCTGATCAGCACGGTGTTGCGGACGCGGTCGATCGAGGTGGAGGTTTTGAAACCGTATTCGCGCATGGCTATTCTCCCGCGTCCGGCTCTTGCTCGGCGATGCGGGCGGCGTCGACCGCGGCGTCGCAATCGATGCCGTTGAGCACCACGTTCTCGGGGGTCTTGCCGACGAACACGCCGCCCATGTCGATCGTTTCGACGTCGCGCTCGCGCAGCCAGCGATAGCGCTCGGCGTCGCGCTTCAAGGCGTGGAGCGCCTGACCATCTGCCGCCTTGCCGTCCGGTTTGTCAGTCATCGTCGCGGTCCTGTGTTGCCTGCGAGGATCGCCAGCGTCAGCGCGGAGATCCGTTGAACTAATTGCCGCTGGCGCTTGGAGTGCACGCCGCGGCGGACTTGGCTGATCAGGGCGAGCCGCTCGGCTTGCAGAGCATCGAGCGGCGCGGGAGTTGTCGGCGGCGGATCGTCGTCGCGCTCGGGAGGCAACGATCGGTCCGCCCAGGGCATAGGTCAGCTCGGCACGTAGAAAGTCGAACAGATGGCAAGCAGGGCGTACCAGCGCAAATCCTTCTCAGGCCACGGGTCGAAGCCTTCACCGGTGTCTGAAACGCTCACTTCAATGCGCAAGCTCGTGTCGAGGTACTCAAACCAATGACGCTCGATCTGCCCGTCGCTGCCGTACTGATAGTGCTCGAAAACCCTGCAATCTGTCGTTGACTGGAGAGTGAGCGGTCGTCCGGACGGGTCGCCAACTGGACCCGGTCCGTCTCGAAGAATCACGCTCCATCGCCCTCGCTGCAGGTGCTTGGCGTGGCGATGTCGAATCCTGATCGAAGGGCAGATACGTCCCGTTCCGGTGCAGCCGGGAAGGTATCGTTCATCATGAGGTTCTGTTTTTGCCAATGGACGAACTCCGCCGGAGTTGAGAACCTAATTGCGCCCTCTCGGTCGGGGCATTGCTGCACACCTCTCAAGGGCGTCCGCCAAATTCTTGGCAGCCACCGATGCCCGGTCCCGTGCTAGGGTGAGGTTCTGTTCAGAGATCTCTTCGAGTGAAAGAGTCTGAAGTTCTCGCGCCTTCAAATCGGTCATGTGTTTCCCTTCCTACGATCGTCAGTTAGTCACGCCGCCGCCAGATCGATGGTGATCGGCTCCCAGCGCGCCGCGCGGTTCGCGCGGCGATAGAAGCGGACGTATTGCTTCGAGCCGACGACGCGGATCGCGTCGCCGAGCGCTGCCATGGCGTGGCGCCAGTTGTCGTCGTCGATCTGAAGCCGGCGCAGATGAAACAGCGCGGCGCGGTTGATCTGGCCTTCCTTGTCGACCTGGAAGGCGTGCTCGACGAGGGCGCGGATCTCGGTGCGGGCGCCGTCCGACCACGACGTGATGCAGGCATCCACCAGCGACTTGGCGACCTGCAGCTCGGGCCCGAAGGCGAGCTGATCGGCGACCTGCACGACGACGCGGAACAGGCCGTCGTAGCTCGCCAACGTGACGTTGCCCTTCTTGCCGCCGATCTTGGCGCCGTACTGCTCGGCGAGCAGCTCGGCGAAGCTGGTGACGTCGTCGAAGGTGTGGCCGCGGAAGCGGCTGATCTGATCGGACAGGCTCTGCGCGTAGCCGACGATCTTGCGCACCGTCTGATCTTCGAGCAGGTGCTGCGGCTTGATCAGGTCGAGCGGCACCAGCCGGCCCGAGCTGTCGTGCATGAACGACTTGCCGCCGATCTCGATCGCGCCGTCGTCGATGGCGGGAGTGGTGGTCTCAGACATGGGCTTCTCCTTGCGAAAGGGGGATGATCTTGTTCGCACCGCCATCGATCGCCTCGCCACAGAAGGGGCAGTAGGACGGAGTAACGATGAGCGGCCGGCCCTTGCCGCGCGAATCGATCTTTTCGGTCGCGACGATCAGCCTGCCGACGAGGCGGTTCTCAACGCACGAAAACGCGGTCGAGAGACGGGTATTGTGTGCGCACAGATGCTGATTGACCTCGGACCGGCAGTCACACATTCGGGGCTCCTTCGGGCTGGTTGGCGTAGCCGAGGGATGCGAGCGACTCGGCAACGGAGGTGATGCGAGAGGTGAGCGGACCGCGCAGCTCCAGCGCGGAGGCCGGTTGTTCGACCAGCAGATCGAGGTCGGCCAGCAGCTTGAAGGCGTCGGCCGCAAGCTCTTCGAGCGCGACGAGACGCGCCGCCATGGAGATGATCTCCCAGGTCGAGACGCGATTGGCCTGGGATGGGTACTCGCAGATGCGAGCAGCGACGACCGAAGGTTCATCGTCGCGCAGCAGCTCGGCCAGCTTCGTGGCGGCGATGGTTTCGACGGCCATTTTTGCGGCCGTATAAGCGAGCTTGAAATCGTCGTCGCTGGCCAGCATCTCGCGAGCCCGCTCGACGGCATGAATGATCGTGGTGTGATCGCGGCCGGCCAGCACGCGGCCGATCTGCGGATAGGTGCGGCCCGTCAGTTCGCGCGCCAGCAGGCAGGCGGCGGCGCGCGCGTGATACACCTTTCCGTCCCGCCGCCGGGCCCGCATATCCTGCACGGTGACGCCGAAGCTGTCGGCGACCGCGTAGATGATCAGGCGCACCGAGATGTGACGGTGAGCGACCGCGACGATCGTCATGACCTGTCACCCCCGATGCGAGAGTGCGAGCAACCGGCCCGGCAGGCGCGGTAGATGCGGGCGCGGACCGATGACGAGGTCGAGAAGCCGCGCTTCTGTTCGTCGAGGCAGCGATCCCGCGCGATGTCGCCGAGCACGGGGCAACCGACGGTCTCGCCCATCAGGGCGCCGCGGACGCGGGCCTCGACGATGTCGAGGCGCCCCTTGTACTTGTTGGCGAGCACGCTCGACACAACGGCGCCCGAGTAGCCAATCCGTCCAGCGGCTGCCTCGCCCGATGTCGCGCGGGCTTCATTCGCCAGGGCTTCGACCCAATCCGGAAGGTCGTTTCCCCAGGCGTCCTTCGCGACCTGCAGAGGATCGCGCTTGACGACTCCAGCCATCAGACCGCCTCCGCGTTATCAGCGAGGGACGGATCGCCGACGACCACCTTGCGGTTCGGGTCGAAGACGAAGTGCGTGCGTAGGATCTGCGGCGCCAGCGGACCCGTGTTCATTTTTCGGTTGAGCCGATAGATCGCGAGGCCGCCGGAATTCTTCGCCGGCTGGAGCAACTGCAAGTAACCGGCGTCCGACAGGCGCTGCACGTAGGTCTTGGCTGTTACGTCCCCGATTTTCAGCACGTCGGTCGTCGCGATGCGGGCGAGATCGCGATAGGTGAACTGCTGCAGCGATCGCATCGCCCGCCACATCTGTTGCTGGGCAGACGGCGGCGCCGGAGTGCCATCGCGGCGGACGCGCGGGGCCTCGCTGGTCTTGACCTTCACCCGGTAGAGGTTGGCTTTCATCAACGTGCGGCCCGGCACGGGCTTCGTGCCGACCACTTCAATGAACCCGCCGCGCTCCAGCCGAGCGACGTACTCGCTGATCGTGGTGATCACTGATTTGACCGTGGAGCTGTCGATGTCCGCGACCGCCCAAGGCCCTCGCTTGTCGAGGTCCCGGATGATCTGCCAGATGGCCTCTTGCCCGGTCGAGATCGGAACCGAGAGCGGCAGGGTGATGATTGTCGAGGGCACCGGCATATCAGGCGCTCCGACGCTTGGCGGCAGAGCTCAATCGAGCGCCCGGAGGCGTCGAGGTGAAGTACTTGGCGCCGCCCCATGCAGCCAGATCGACGGTCTTGATGCCTTTGTTGCGGGCAATGACGATCGCCTGATCGAGGTTTGTCACGATGCGGCGCGCGCGCCCAGCCGACCGGCGGCAGATCTCTGCCTGGAGGTCCGGTGCGATCGTGATGCCGCCACACAGCGCCTTCGCCAGTTTCTCGACGTCGTCCTGGTCGCATGGTTCGGCGCCGGTCCAATCGAGCACGCGGTTGTGGAACCGCTCATGCACGGCGAGCTTTTCGGGCAGCATCTCTTCGCCGATCAGGATAACCGGGCATCCGGCGACGTCGCCGATCTCGCGCACGATTTCAAGGAGCCCGTTTTTGCGAAGGAGCTTGTCGGCCTCGTCGACGATCAGGGGGCGGCTCGGATCGTCGCCGAGCGCGGCCTTCACTTGGTCCGCTAGGTCCGAGATCGTGCCCCTGGCCGGTCGTCGCAGTTCGAACAGCACTTCCTGCAGGAATTTCTTGATCGACCACGTCTCTCCAATCTCGACGCGCACCGCGTTCGTCTTGTTCTGCGCGTAGATGCTCGCTTCAGTTTTGCCCAAGCCGCTGTCGCCAAAGAACACGCCGAAGCCCGGCAGATGCGGAGAGCGATTTTGCAGCCGCATCGTCAGCGTCATGAACGACGCGACGTTCTTCAGCGGGACCTGCCCACCCTTGACGACGTTGTTAGTTGCGGTCATCTTGTTCTCCTTCACAGTGATTGCTGACCCGTCGCGTCGGTCCAGGACGCGGCGGGTTTTTCTGTTTCCATCGGGTCGCCGTGCATCAGAGCGCGGGCCTGATACTCAGGGCCGGTGCGATAGCCGCCCAGCCACATCGCCTCTTCGGAGGTGACGGGATCGCCGGCCTGCATGCGAGCGATGACATCGAGCGCGCGCTGCCAGCGTTGATGCGGGGTCTCTTCGGAGCGCAGCGGCACCACGGTTTCGTCGGCGATCAGCTTCGCCTGCATCGCGAGCACGTCGGACGATGGTGGGGGCGCTTCCTTCGGCACCATGGCGTCGAGCGCCGCGGCGATCGCTGGCGTCTCGTGTTTCTCTTCGCGCTTGGGCAGCGAGATCACGTTCGGCATGTCGCGACGGGCGACCTCGAGCATGCGCTCGATCAGGGCCGGCCCGGTGGTGAGCTTCTTGATCTCGCGACGCACGTCGCGGGTGCGTTCGGCCAGATGCGCAGCCGTGAATTCCTTCTTGGCGCGCAGCAGCGCGGCCGGGTCGACGCCGGCCAACTCCGGGCAGATGCCGTCGCCGACATAGGCGCCGCTGTCGGCATCGAAAGCGATGATGCGGCCAGCATCGTTCGGGTCTTGGCGGACCAGCACCCGATCGCCGGGGAGCGCTTCGTTGATGACGTATTTGAAGCGATCGAGCTGGATGCCGAACTTAGTGACCACACGAATGCCGCCGACCGGCATCAGCAGCAGGTCGAGCGCGTGGGGATCGACGGTCTTGATCGGCTTCTTCGACGCGGCAGCGGCCAGCATCGGCGAAGTGCCGAGGGCCGAATGCGTCCGCTGCTCGTAGACCAAGTCGATCCACTGATCGACATAGGCCTGGAGCTGCGCGCCGGTGAGCGACACGCCGAAGGTTTCGGCGGTGTCTTCGCCGAGCCGGGCGGCGAAGCCCTTGCGATCCTCGATCCGCTTGCGGTCGGCGACGTTGTGGCCGACGAAGCCGGGCAGCAGTGTGGCGCAGTCGTGCTGGAATGTCTTGATTACCCGTTCAACGTGACCTTTCTGCGCCGGCGAGTACTTGTCCGACAGCTCTGGCTCGATCCCGAGGTTCGCGAACAGCCGCTGCGTATCCTGAGCGACAAAGTCTGAGCCGTTATCGGTCTTGACGGTCTCCGGCACACCCCAGGCGATGATCGCCTTGCGCATCAGCAGCGCCACGGCGGAGGCGCGCGGCGTGCGCGAGACGTACAGCTTCGTTCGCCGCGTCGCGATGTCGATCGCCGCGTAGATCGAGTGGCGGCCATCGACGCACAGCGCGTCAACCGGCGATGCGTCGATCATCCAAAGCGTGTTCGGCTCCCTGACCCAGCGATAGGTTCCGACACCGGAAGGCGCCATGGTCGAGCGGTAGCGATCGGGGTTCGACAGCTTGGTGAGTGCAACCCGCTCTTCGTCCTTCAGCTTCGCCACGTAGTGCTGAAGCGTCCGGACCGGCGGCACTTCGACCACTTCGCCGCTCGGCATCACCAACTGGTCGCCGAACTCGGAGCGGATCAGCGCGCGAAGGTGCTGGGCCGACAAATGCGGGTTGTGAGCGATCAGCGCCAGCAGATAGGTGCGGACCTTGCCGTCGCAGGCGATGTCGAGCACGCCTTTGCCCTTGCGGGCCTTGGCACGGTCGACAGCTAGGTTGTTCGTGCGGCCCTCGCGCTTCGCCTTGACCCAGCGCGCCAGCGATCGGGGCGACAGATGCGGAATGATCTCGCGAATCCAGGCGTCGATGATCAGCGTGCCGCCGTTATAGGCGTCCACGAAGATCTTCGAGCGGGATGCGTTACCGAGCCGCTGGCCGCGGCCGAAAGCGGCGAAGGCGGCAACGATGGCGAGGCGCGCATCACGCTCTTTGGCGGCGCGCTCACTGAGGTTTTCGGCCGGCTGCGCTGCAGTCGAGGCTTCGACCGGCTGCGGCGCCAGAATGGCGCGATGCCGGCGCTCAAACTCGACGCGCGCCGAGGGCGGCAACAGCGAGATGTTGTATTCCAGTCCACCACCGCGGCCGGAGCGGCGCCGGACATAGGCCAGACTGTCGTTCCAGCCTTCGCGACCCGCAAAGCGGATCAGCGCGCTCTCAGTGGAAGGCAATCCTGGTAGCTGCGCCTCTGCCAGCTCGCGCGCGGTGCACCATTCCTTCATCGCGACGCCCTCCATTGGGCATCTGCGGCCTGTTCTTCGCGCTCCAGCTTTTCCTTCAGCTCGCGGGCGCGCTCGCGCTTCAGCAGCGCCTCGTACTTCGCCGGCACTGCGATCAGTCCGAGATCACCCAGCAGCGCGTTGATCAGTCGCTCGTCACCTGTGGCGGAGACCAGGGCCGCGAGGCGATGCGCCGGGATCGCGTGTGGCTTCTCTGGCGAGGCGTAGGCGTCGAGCGTCGCCTTCGAGATCGTTTCGCCAAGCTGCTCCGACATCTCGGCCGCAACGTCGCTGCGGTTGAAGCCGTCGAGCGCGGCCGAGATCGCCCGCGCCAGCCGCCGCGCCGCGCTCCACGCCTTGATTTCCTCCGGCTCGAACCGGCGCACCACCGGCGTCGGCTCGTAGTCGCGAAACAAATCGATCGTGGCGGTGTCGCGGCGGCGCGGGGCCATGGCCTTAAGCCTTCTTGGACTTCATCCAGGCGGTGATGGCGTCGGCGTGCGCGTCGAAGAACGCGTACTGCTCGGCAGCTTTGAGTTTCGAAAAGGTGTTGGAGACCTTCTCCCAGGCCGGCGCACGCTCCGGCGGCGGCGTCTTGTCGATCGCCGCGACCGCGTCGGCGACGCTGGTGATGCCGCTGTCGGCATCGAGCAGCCGCGCAGCGATCTTGCGCTGCCGCGCCGCGCTTTCGCGGGCGAGTGCCAGCAGCTCGGCCTGATTGTCGGCGATCGGATGCAGCGCCAGCTCGCGCCGCACCACTTCGTCGATCGAGGCGATCTCGATATCGCGTTGGATCGAGCGCTCGTTGACGCCGAGCGCCCGCGCAGCAGCCTCGGAAAATCGCTCAGCGAAAATCTTCGACAAGTTGTCGATCATTTCCCCTGCGGCCGGCCGACCGCGCTTCGGCAGCGGATTTTCGGCCTCGTAGATGCGCTTCCACTCGGCCAGAGCGACCGCACGATCGAGCACGGTCAGCTCGGCGCGGACCAAGTTTTCCTTGATCTCGCGCATCCGGCAGGCGGCTTCGTCGTCGGCCGAGAACGCGGCGATATCGGCCTCGATCTCGGTGCGGCCAGCCTGCTGATGGCCGGCGACGCGATGGCCGCCGATCAACAGGCGCCATCCGCCTTCCGGTTTCTTGGCCACCTCGATCGGCGGCAGCACCTCGCCGGCCTGCACCTGTTCGGCGATGGCGGCGACCCAATCGGGCCGCAGCTCGCGCAGGCGCCCGGTGGTGTCGATATCTGCGATTTTGATGGTTTGACGGGTCATTTAAACCGGCTTCGAAAGGGGTTGAAAAGCGGCGGATGCGGGTTGGAAGGCCCGGCATCCGCCGTCAGTCACGGGAGGAACGCGAGGAGCCCTCGCTGCCCACCACTTGGCGCAGGTGGCGCGCTTCGCCGGCCTCGGACGCGGCACCGGTCGATCCGGACAAAACTGAAGGGGGCGCATAGCGCGCGAGCACCGCCTCGCGGGCCGCCATTGGCAGGCCGCGACTCGCCTGCCACATCGCCACCAAAGCCGCGTCGCGCTCGGCCTGCGGCATCGGCGCGATGCGCACCGGCGGGATGTCAAAGCAACGGTTCGGAATGGACAGATTGGGGGTCACCGTGCTGCCCCCCCGGCCAACGGCTCCACGTCGTTTGGACTAGCGACGCATGCCCGCACGTGATTACGATTGCGGCGATAGATCGGTGCGGAGGACCGATAACGATCAGGCCACAGTGCCGAAGGGTGGAGGCCCAAGGCCTCGGCAATGGCCGCTTCGCCGCGCCAGTTGCGCCGTCGTAGCGCTACCTTGCATGCACTCTCTTCGAGGCCGGCTTTTCGGGCGATGCCGACAAGGGTGAGTCCCTTGCGGTGCACCGCTGCCTTAATCGCGTGTCGATCCCACCGTCGTCGCATAACCAACCACCTCCTGAAGTCGGCTGTCGCGCCGACTTTTTGGGGCCCGCAAATCACTTTGGTGACAAAACTAGACAAATATGTCCGTTCGTCAAGACAAATCTGTCCCGCGCCAGAGGCGTGAGAAGGCTGCTGAGGTCCGGATTGGAGAGTTCGGGATCGACAAAGCCCGCTATCTCGACATGCGGGCCGCAGCGATAAGCAAGAAGCTGCCGAACAGCAGTGATCTCTCCTTGCAGGAGAGGCTGGTTTTCGCTTGGCTAGTGCTGATTTTTGAACACGAAGACAATGAGATAGAGAAGCTGATCGGACGTTCAATCAAGCAATACTGGCGCTACGTGGAAGGGCAGGACGTTCCGCTCTCGATTCTGCTCAGAATTTGCGAAGTGACCGGCATTCCTGAGAGCTATTTGGTGCTTGGGCAGCAACCGAGCGAAGACAAATTTGTCCACAAAGAGCGTCTGGAAACCGTTTTTGTCCGCCTTTTGGCTTTTCAGGCCTCGGCTGGCAGTGGCGCTTCGGTCCGGGAAGACGAGGAACGCACCGTTCCGTTCGCCAACGAGGCACTGGAGCGCGCGGGGGTGCGACCGCAGAATGCCCGCCTTCTTTACGCGGCCGGCGATTCCATGCGGCCAACGATTGAGGATGGAGACCCGTTGCTGGCTGATGTCGGCGACACCGACATCATCGACGGACGGATTTACGTGTTCTCGATCGGCGACCAGGTGCTGGTGAAGCGGCTGCGGCGGCTCGGGAGTCGCCTACTTATGCGGGCAGACAATCGCGACCTCTACCCGGACGAAGAGGAAGTGCCTATGATCGAGCCTGTCCGCATCATCGGCCGCGTCAAATGGGTCGGCCGGAGCTTGTAAGAGGGCGTCGACATGGCTTTTTGGCACCGCACAGCCGTTCTTGCGATCCTCGGCCTGCTGGCGGCGGGCGGCTCCGCCGACGCCCAGCAATGGAGCGCAGAAGCCATGAAGGGAGTCGATGAGGTGCTTCAGGGGCGCGCACGATCGCTCCCGGAAGCCAAGGAAGACGTCTCGGCCACCCGCGCAACAGCTTCGCCGCAGTTCGATTTCAAGGCTGCGGTCGCTGAGATCCGGGCCGCGGAACGGGTGGTTATCGCAGCCCTTCAAACCGGCGACTCTAGCGAGCTGAGGTCGATCGAGAGCAAGCTGATCCGGCTTGAAACGCGCATTCTGGAGGCCAAGCCGGGTGATAACCGCGCCTCTTGCGGCTTGGCGGCGGGTGATCTCGCTGCGGTCGGCTCCTCAATGCGGAGAGTAGCCGAGCGAGACGAGCCGGCCCGGCATCTGGTGGCAGCCGAGACGATCGAAGCGGCGTATCGGCGACATCTCGCCGAATGCGAGCGCGCGCTCCGCGCCTCCGACCGCCGCGCGCGGCGGTGA